TTCTGCAAACGGTACACAGAAGGAACATATGGATATTGCTTTGGGTGCAAAAGAAATTTTTGTTGAACAGTTTCCTGCCGTTGCTGAAGCAATGGAATGGATTTAATAAATATTAGAAAAGGATTGAACGTTTATGCCAACGTACCCTGTTATTAATTTGAAAAATAAAGAGACTAAAGAACTCCGGATGACAATGAAGGAGTATGATGAATGGAAGAAAGAGAATCCAGATTGGGATAGAGATTGGTCACAAGGATGTGCAGGTCAGTCCACTGAATTTAAGTGGACTGGTGAGGCCAAATCCAATGGATGGAATGAGGTCTTAGATCGTGCGTCTAAACAACCAGGTGCAAATGTCAGTAAAAACCGCTACTACGGTTAGTCCTTTTATTCCCATAGCGTATGCCCTCAAAAAGAAAGTCTCAGTCCCCTATCGTTCCGTTTGGAATGAGTAATAAGCATATGAAAAGAAAGAAACCATTAAACTCAGACTTGATGAAACCCATCGAGCCTCTGACACAAAATCAAGAAGAACTTTTTCGATGCTACAAGAATGATCAAAATCTTGTTGCATACGGATGTGCTGGTACGGGAAAGACCTTCATAACGCTCTACAATGCCATCAGAGATGTCTTTGATATGAAGACACCTTATGAGAAGATTTACATCGTCAGGTCTCTTGTAGCAACCAGAGAGATTGGTTTCCTACCTGGAGACCATGAGGATAAATCCTCTCTCTATCAAATTCCATATAAGAATATGGTGAAGTTCATGTTTGAACTTCCGACAGAAGGAGACTTTGAGATGCTATATGGTAATCTTAAAAACCAAGGCACTATTTCTTTCTGGTCCACATCTTTTATTCGTGGTACTACTCTTGATAATGCGATTGTTATTGTTGATGAGTTTCAAAACTTGAATTATCATGAACTTGATAGTATAATCACAAGAGTGGGTGAAAATAGTAAAATCATGTTCTGTGGTGATGCTACTCAAACTGACCTTATTAAAGACAGAGAGAAAAATGGAATTGCAGATTTTATGAAAATCTTGCGTGTCATGCCATCAGTTGATATCATTGAATTTGGAGTAGATGATATTGTACGCTCTGGTCTTGTCAAAGAATATCTACTCGCTAAACTGGAAATGAATCTCTAATGAATTTTATTCATCATAATTATCTCGGTGATCTTGAATTAAACAAAAAAGAAACAAGCGGTATTCGTCTCTACAATCTTCCAAATGGAGAGTGGGTGCCGTCTATTACTTCTGTAACTTCATTCTACAATAGAGAAATCTTTGTTAAGTGGAGGAAGAGAGTTGGTATTGAGGAAGCCAATCGTATTACGAAGAAAGCAACTGCCCGTGGAACAGACTTTCATGAAGCAGTTGAAGTGTATATGAGAAACAAAGAACTCAACTGGGAAGAATTTCGACCCTTAACACAGTTTATGTTTCATCATGCAAAACCATATCTGGACAAGATAAATAATATACACGCTATAGAAAGGACTCTGTATTCAGAGTATCTTGGATTAGCAGGTAGAGTTGACTGTATCGGAGAGTATGAAGGAGAACTTGCAGTCATCGATTTTAAAACATCCGAAAAGATTAAACCAGAAGAGTGGCTAGAGAACTATTTTGTTCAGGAAACTTTCTATGCTGCTGCTTACTATGAGTTGACTGGTATCCCCGTTAAAAAACTGATCACTATTATGGTTACGCCTGGTGGTGAAGTTGAAATATTTGACAAAAGAAACAAAGGGGATTATATTAAGTTATTAGTTCGATATATTAAAAAATTTGTATCTCACAATCTTAGGTCAGAGAATGGAGAATGAACTAGAAAAGGTATTAGAGAGTAAGTTCTTTTGTCCATCTCGTTTTGCTCAAGAGATTGAATCTCTTGTTCAACTTAATGCGGACATGAATTATATTGATGCCATTGTTCACTTTTGTGATCAACAAAGTATTGATGTAGAATCTGTACCCAAACTTATTTCTAAACCTCTTAAAGACAAACTAAAAGCAGAAGCCATGGAACTCAACTTCTTGAAGAGAAGTTCTAGAGCAAAACTACCTTTGTAATTTTTATATCTTCGTGATGCCTTTTGATGCCTATAAGCAATACCTCTCTTTAAAAAATCATTTTACCAAAGAGAAGTATGATTACCACAAGTATTGTGGAAAGAGTCGTGCGACTGTGCAATCTTTCTACAAGAGGAAAGACCGTTTTTGGTTTGAAAAACTAGCAAGAAATAAAAACGATAAAGAAGTCATTGAATTTTTTGTATCTAACTTTATCACCTGCACTGATCCAAGTAAACTTTGGATCGGAGAAATGATACGAGAAGGTGAGGGTAGATATACCTCATGGAAGAAAAGAACTCAGTCTCTTTCTTATGTTTTTAAAGAAGAGATGGAAAAAATTCTTGTGAATACTGATTTAGATACTGTATTCACAAGTTCCAATGGACATCCACCAGTATTAAAAAAGTATCTGAGTGGCCAAATTTCAATAGAGACCTTAGTAATATGCGATAAAATTCTTGGATATCGAACTGACTATGATAAAAAACTGTTAGACCCAGTGTGGGAAACCGTTAGTATGAGAATGAAAAAGTATTCTCCTTTCCTAAATATTGATGTATTCCGTTACAAAAAAATTCTAAAAGAGGTTGCACTGAAAAAATGAGTTTCTTTGAATCCGAAGTTGTCCGTGCAGAGATGACTGAAATCAGTGAATTACAAGAAGATGTTTATCGTAATGTTTTTAATTTTCCTACTATGAATAGGGAAGAGAAACTCTTTCATGTTGGACTTCTGGAAAAATTAATAGAGAAACAAAAAATTCTTTATGCTCGTTTGAGTTTATCTGATGATCCAGAAGCAAAACTTATGAAGAAAAACATTGTTGACTCTGCACAAATGATGGGTCTCTCATCTGAAGTTGATATGAATGTTGTCTTCTCTAATATGTCAAAAATGCTTGACGTAATGAGAAGTCAGATTGACAAAGACGACAACACCCTTTAGAATATACGGGTACACAAAAGCCAAATACAAAAAAATCTAACAAATCCTATGTCTTTCGCAAATCTTAAAAAGCAATCTTCTCTTGGTTCTCTGACCTCTAAACTGGTCAAGGAAGTTGAGAAGATGAATAATACTGGTGGCGGTGGAGATGACCGTCTCTGGAAACCTGAAATGGACAAGACTGGCAACGGTTATGCAGTCATCCGTTTTCTACCTGCCCCTAACGACGAAGAACTTCCTTGGGCAAAGATGTACTCCCATGCCTTTCAAGGGCCTGGTGGTTGGTACATTGAGAACTCACTGACTACTATTGGTCAGAAGGATCCTCTTGGAGAGTATAATCGTGAACTTTGGAACAGTGGCAGTGATGCCGATAAGGATACTGTCCGTAAGCAGAAGCGCAAACTGTCCTACTATGCCAACATCTATGTGGTACAGGACAAAGCAAATCCACAGAACGAAGGTAAAGTCTTCCTGTATAAGTTTGGCAAGAAGATCTTTGATAAGATCATGGAAGCAATGCAACCTGAGTTTGAGGATGAGACTCCGATCAATCCTTTTGACTTCTGGCAGGGTGCTAACTTCAAACTGAAGATTAAAAAAGTTCAAGGTTATTGGAATTATGACTCGTCAGAATTTGATCGCACTGCACCACTCTTGGATGATGACGATGCTCTTGAAGCCATCTGGAAGAAAGAGTATTCGTTGACTGCCTTGACTGCTGCTGATCAATTCAAATCCTATGAGCAACTACAAACACGTTTGAAGATGGTCTTAGGACAGAAGTCTTCCCGCCCTCGTTTTGATGAGGATCTTGAAGATGAAAGTGAAGGTCGTGGATCTTTTACTCCCGACTTTAAGTCAAAGGCACCTGAATCTGCTGCTAATTTCAATGCACCAGACATCACTCCTACCAAGTCTGCTGACTCAGATGAAGATGATGCTCTGTCTTACTTCCAGAAACTTGCTGAAGAATAGTTAGCTATAAATTCTGATATTATCAGCAACCTTAAGGGTTTCACTCTCATATTGGGTGGAACCCTTTCTATATGTCATCATTTCTTCAAGGTCATCACGAACAACACTTAGATATCGTGGTTTGAGTAAGAATATATTTCTTTTTGCATCTTCAATTTCAACTTCATAGTTATAGTTTGTAACTGAAATTGATATATTAGTTAAATCAACCTGAGCATCACTCTTTGTGTCTGTGTACTTGAAAGCAAAAGTTTCATCAGTTCTGAGACCTGCTTTCATCATTATAACACCATTACTATCTTTGACTTCAGTTGTTTCATAGTGATGAACTCCGTTAAAGAGATTGTCATAAGTATCATATTTTTCTAACATATACCTATCAAAATCTGCCTGTCTTAGTGGCCACTCTGTATGCACATTGATAACATTATTACAAGTAAGAACTAACCAATCTAATCTTGAATCATCATAGAATTCAAATGCAACATTATCTGGTCTTTTATCTCCTGTAATTTTATACTTTGTAAAGAAGGAAAGATCCTGAAAGATATCTTCTCTTAATGCTCCTTTTTTAAATAAATTTTTAACTCTAATGTAATCAGAGATTTTCGCATCAGGAAGTCTGCTGACGTAATCAAAATCTGGAAGTTGTCTGAAGTAATTTGACATTTTAGAATCCTATTGAAGCATCGTTATCATTTTGATATTCGTCATTAAATACTGGTTCAAGTTCATTGAAGTTCAGTGTCAATTCGTATGATGTCATTGCACCATCTGGAAAAGTAGAATAGTTATTTTGTGGCGTATAATTTACACTAACTCCAGTGCAGGCACATTCTTTTATTTTATTCATAAATGGATTATTATTTTCATCTCCTGGACCACGGTACAAGTATTGTATCCTAAATGTATGGGGAGATTTTAAGAATAAATTTGATGCAGTTCTTTGAACTGCAGACCCTTGTTTAAAGAATCTTAGAATTCGTACAATTTCTTGACTTTCTGCTGCTTCTCTTGGAGTAAGCATAAATCTAAAAGAAAATTGTCTAAGTAATGGACCACCAAATAATAACTCTAAATTTGGATTAATAACTGCTCCTGTTGTTCTCGTTAATAATTGAGCACCTACTCCCGATGCTGCACCAGCAAAGGCAGCAGCTGTAGCACTTATAACATCACCTTTATTTCCTGTTATTGTCTTTGCAACATCTGTGATAGATTGCGTAAGACCTTCACCCCCACTTTGAATTGTTCTTAATGCAATGTCTGCCATTGCTGCTTCTGCCGCATTCATACTTTGAGAATTCCAATTCACATTATTACTATCTTGAATGCCGCCAGGGATAGGTAAGATTACGGTTCCGAGTATATCTCTTTCCCCTTGATTTCTAGTCTCATTATTAATACCAAATACACCATCAGATTGAATATCTGATGGAACATATTTCAACATTGAAAATTTAAGAACATCTTGTCCCGTAACACCAAGATCTAATGGGTATATAAAGTCTCCAAAATCAGATCTCGTTCCTTCTCTTTCAGGTGTTTCTATTGATAGTGTATTGGATGGTTCATTTGCATCAGTTGATTGAGTATCTACACTTCCATCTTGAACTGATTCTTCTGCTTCTGTAATGGCATCATTCACTCCTGATGCGATTAAGGTGTCTCTATCTGATGGTAAAACATCTGGTCTTTTGTCTATTTGCTTTTTAATTGCATCATCAATATCCTTTTCAATTTGACTTCTTTCATTAGTATTGGATAAATCTTTGATTAAATCTTGTGAAGCAACATTTTCCATTGTGGGAAATCTGTCACTTGAAAACTGATAAGTCTCTCCTCCATCTAATGATATAGCAGCAGGCTCCCATTGCTGACCTCCGCCGGGTTTTTTTCCTAAGGTGTATATAACTCTCTCTGATCCTGTTATTCTGCCACTGCTATCTCTTTTTGAATAGACAACTGCTCTATGTCGAAGTGTATTCCCCGTGCTACCACCTTGCCCTGTTCCTTTTCCTACTTTAGTAGGAGTGAGTTCTGTAAATATGGCACCAGTTTCATATTGAGCGGCACCAGAAGCTACCTCTGCTCTCGTTCCTGATTTAAACTCTGGTGGTGCCATTTAAAATACTTTTTATTTATTTAGTACTATTTTTTCATAATCTAACGATAATAAATCATCAAGTTCATCTTGCTGAACGATGTAAACTTGAGTACCTAATTCTTCCCAGGTATATTGTCTATAATCTCTAAGGTGAAAATTAATTCCACGAAATCCCCATCTGAAAAGTCCTTCCACTCGCACTAGAGGATGTTGATCATATTTTAACTTAGGAGTTTTTGCATAATATCTGAAAGTGCAAATGGTTCCTTCTTCAGGTATAGGTGTTACGGTATCATTCAGGGCATACATTATTAATTCCATTCTATCATCAAGGTTTTTTTCGGAGTGAATGTCTTGCCTTACTGGTTCGATACGGTTCATTTGATACCTAATTCGTCTTCTGTGATGATTTTAAATTCAATTCTTCTATCAGCACAAAATTCAGTAGCAGCTTTCCACTTTGCTTTATTGATTTCCCAAGTAGTGCATTCATAGATATATGATTTAGTCACTCTCTTTCTTTTTGCTGGAGGTTTTGTCTGCTTTTTGGGTTTCACCTCAATCACATAAGTCTTAATTTGACCTGTGCTTTCTCTTACTTTAATAATAAAGTCAGGATAATACTTATGAACACGATTATCTTTTGGTGAGACATATGGGATATGAAATTCCTCACTTCCCCATTGAATAATGTTCTCATTTAAATCACACCACCTGCAGAACTTGCGTTCCCAACTACTTCGACATATAATATTATTATAATCACCTTTATATTTGCTAGGATATGACGGTCTGTATTTACTCTTGATACTTTCTGCCATACATAATATATAAGGTAAAAACTATTTATAGATGGCACTCACCGATAGACTTGGTAAATCTAAAACAATTGCCGAGATTAAATCAGCATTACTAAATCCTGCTCTAACATCACATTTTGATGTTGAAATTCCTTTCCCCTCTGAACTGAGGTCACTTCTTGGTGTTGAGCAGAGATCTTTTAATCTATCATGTAGTGAGGCAAGTCTTCCTGGTTCTCAGTTAGCAACTCTTGAGAATAATAATGATCGTACAGGTGTGACTGAGAAGCACGCATACAGAAGACAGTTTGATGATAGAATTGACCTAACATTTTATGTTGATGCAGATAAATATATGTCGATTCGTTTCTTTGAGAGATGGATATCATTTATTATGAATGAAGATCAAGGTGGTCTTCAAGGTGGAGGACCATTAGTAGAGCAAGAACCAAACATTGCGTCAAGACATTATCACTATAGGGCGAGATATCCAAATGATTATATTATGGATCAGGGATTAAAAATTACAAAATTTGAAAGAAACTATCAAAACTCACTAGTTTACAATTTTGTAAGGGCTTTCCCTATTGCTGTTAATTCTATGCCCCTTTCTTATGATGCATCTTCATTATTGAAAGTGACTGTATCTATGAGTTATATTAGATACTATCTTAATAGAGTGATTAATCCTACTACACCATCCTCACCACCTACAGTTCCAGAGCAAGCACAACAAAATAGTTTAAACTTTTTTGATTCTAATGAAATTCTAAACACTGCTGGTCCTGGCACTCGATTTGCACCAACCGACTCTGCAACTGGATTTAGAGCTGTGGATGATGGTCCTCTATTAACAACAAGACAAGCATTGGGACTTGATCCGATTTGAATTGTTATAAACCCTCTAAATAATCACACTGAAATACATCTATAGGTCATTATGCCTTTACCAAAGATTGCCACACCGGTATATGAACTTGAATTGCCATCTACAGGTGAGACAATTCAGTACAGACCTTTTCTTGTAAAAGAGGAGAAGGTTCTTGTGATTGCTTTAGAGAGCGAAGATACAAAGCAAATCACAACGGCCATTAAGAATGTAATTAAGAATTGCATTCAAAGTAAGGGTATCAAAGTGGAAACTCTTCCAACTTTTGATATTGAATATTTGTTTTTGAATATTCGTGGTAAGTCTGTTGGTGAAGAGATTGAAGTTAATGTAACATGTCCTGATGATGGAGTAACTCAAGTTCCTATTACAATCAATCTAGACGATATTCAAGTTCAGAAAAATGAGGAGCACACGAACAGGATTAAGTTAGATGATACCATCATGATGGAGATGAGGTATCCTTCTCTTGAACAATTTATTAAAAATAATTTTAATTTTGAAGATGGTAATGCAATGGAACAATCTTTTGATTTGATTGCAACTTGTATTGATAAAATCTTTACTGAAGATGAAGTTTGGGCAGTAGAAGATTGCACTAAGAAAGAAATTGTAGAATTTCTTGAGCAAATGAACTCTTCTCAGTTTAAAGAGATTGAGAAGTTCTTTGAGACAATGCCTAAGTTGTCACATTCAATTACGGTAAAAAACCCTAAGACAAAGAAAGAAAACGCGGTCGTAATTGAGGGATTAGCAGGTTTTTTCGCATAGCCCTGATCCATATGGATCTGGAGAACTATTATAAACTTAACTTCGCCTTGATACAGTATCATAAATATTCATTAACTGAGATTGAAAACTTGATGCCTTGGGAACGAGACATCTATGTTGCACTACTACAACAGCATCTTGAGGAAGAAGAGTTAAAGCAAAAGCAAAGGAATGGCATCTAGTAAATTCGGTTCTAAGTTTTTAGGTGAAGAAAGATACCAGCAGTATGTTGATGAACTTACTGCTGAAGGGACCATTGATGGCGAGCCATTATCTTCTACTGAAAGAAAAGAAGGATTTAAGAAGAGAAACGATAAGATAAACTTTCAAAATTTTATAGAAAAAGTTCTTGAAAGAAAAGAAAAAGCATCCGTATCTGGTGCTGGTGCTGGTGCTGGTGCTTTAGTAAAAAGACCATCTTCAGCAATACAAGTAAGTAAAATTGTTCCTGAGACTACCCCTGATGGTGGTATACTTGAAGAGATATTGAAAATTGTCACGTCTATTCGTGATACCTTGATAGATAAGAATAAATTTGATGTAGCACAATCTAAAAAAGATAGACAGTTTGCTGAAAGAAAAAGAAGAGGAGAAAAAGAAAATAAATTAGAATCTAATACCTTTGCTGGATTAACAAAAGGAGTAAATAAAGTTCTCGCACCAGTCAAAGGATTGTTTGAAAAAGTATTCGACTTCATTAAGACAGTTGTACTGGGAAGAGTTGTTGTAACTTTGATTAAATGGTTTACTGATGACGAAAATAAAGAAAAGGTAGAAGCAATTGGCACGTTCTTAAAGAAAACATGGCCAGCATTACTTGCTGCGTATCTACTGTTTGGTAATAGTCTTGGTAGATTTGTAACCAAGATAGTTTTCATGATTGGTAAATTTACTACCAAACTTATATCTAAAGGAATACCAAAACTTCTTAAGTTGATAGCAGCAAATCCTCTTGCATCAGCAGCACTTGCCATTGTTACTGCTGCTACCATCGGTGGCATCAGACAATCTCAAACTCCATCAAATGATCCAGAAGCAGAACCAGGACAAACTCAATTAGATGACACTCAAGATTTTGGTGGAATAACTGGTGCTCCAATCAGTGCGGACATGCTTGGATTTAGTGGTGGTGGCATGACACCAATGGGAACAGATACAGTTCCTGCTATGCTTACTCCGGGTGAGTTTGTTATGAGTCGTGGTGCTGTCAATACTTTTGGTTCTGATTTCATGGAGACGATTAATGCTGCAGGTGGTGGAACAAATCAACCAAAAGGTGGATACTATTCTTCTGGTGGTAGTGTGTCTGATAAAGAAGAACCTGGAGGAAGAAATAAAACAGGAACAGAAAAACCTAAACCTAATAGAAACATCCTTACTTCTTTATTTGGTGGCAGATCTAGAAATAATAAAGATGAAGTTGCAAGTAGTTGGAAATCAGTGCTAGATTTAATTGCAAAATATGAAGCAGTTAATGGTTCATATGACTCAATATACCCATCTAGTACAAAACCAGGTTTATCTCAAATGACAATAGAAGAGGCTGATAATTGGCAGTCATCAACAGCATCTTCTAGAGGATCTGCTGCTGCGGGTCGCTATCAATTCATGTATATAAAAAATCAAGCAGCAGCTGCTGGGATCGCACCAGATGAAAAGTTTAGTCCAGAAAATCAGGACAAGATGGCTATTCACCTTATTGAAGGTAAGAGAGGTATTACTTATGATATGATGAAGAATAATCCAAATGAGGCAATGATTCGTCTTGGAATGGAATGGGCGTCTCTTCCAATGCCGATAGGAATGCAAGGACATAGAGGATATGTTCAAGCAGGGCAATCATATTATGCTGGAGATGGTAGAAATGCGGCACACGCATCTATACAAGAAGTTCGTGATGCCATGAGAGGTATTTCACCTGCTGTAGGTGAAGGTTCATCCTCTGGTACTATTGCTAAGGCCACTAGTAGTGGTAGTGTTTCCTCATCTACAGGATCTACTGCTACTGCTACAACTACAAAAACTCAAACGGCTCCATTACCGAAATTTAATTATGAACAACTAAGAAAAGATTTGGGTGTAAGAACAGCGTCTGTTTCTAAATCATCACGACCGTCGTCTACTTCTGCATATTCTCAAATGCAAGGTGATACCTCACAGGCAGCACAAATACAGAATTCAAATAATGATGCTTCAGGTGATGTTCCTTCATTTGATGCGGCTGCAATGTCTTCTCCAAAGAAGATAAAAACTTTAGGAATAACGGTGTAATCTATGGCAATCACCGCTCAGAAGTTATTTCCTCAAAGTAAAAGTGGAGCAACAACTCCAACTCCAATAAGGAAAAATGCTATTACAAGAATTACACCAATAGCAACAAAGAAACCTGCCGCAGATGAGGGAGAAGATAAAGATACTCTTGTAGTCATAAAAGAAAGATGTATTGAAATAGATACTCTTTTGAAAGGTTCTCTTACACTTGATAAAATTAGAGCAGAGGAAGCAAGAAAGAAAAAGCAAACTCAAAGACGTGCTGCAAATGAAGCACGATTGGAATCTAAAGATAAAGGTAAAGAAGAAAGAGGATTTGGATTGAAACTTCCCAGGATGGGATTCTTTGATCGTATAAAGGAGTTTATCAAGAATGTTCTTCTTGGTTTTATTTTAACAAGACTAATTAAATTTGCACCATTACTTCAGAGGATAGTTCCTTTTCTTTCAGGTGCTATTGATTTTATGACTGACTTTGTAACAGGTTTAGTCGATGGACTTGGTACATTTTTAAAGTGGGGATTTGATGCTTATGAAAAAACAGAGGAATTTATAGACAATATTGGTGGTGAAGATGCGGTGGGAGCATTTAATAAATTTACCGGTGCTTTAGAAAAGTTTCTTAGTCTTGCATTGATTGCAGGTCTTGCAACTGGTGCATTAGAGGTAGAAAAAAATAAAGGTGGTAGAGGCGGACGTGGTGGTAGAGGTGGACTTGGTGGTAGAGGTGGTAGACCAGGGGCAATAAGAAGATTTACTAAAAAGTATGGTAGAGATGCTGCGATTAAAAGATTTGGAAAAGAAGCAGTAAGAAAATTTGGTGGAAGTGCTGGTAGATCTGCTGCTACAAATCTTGCAAGACGAGGACTGGTTGGTGCCCTTGGAAAAGGTGGAACAAGAGCTGGACTTAGGTTTGTCAAGAAATTCATCAGTCCTATTGTAAAGAGAATACCTATTCTTGGGGGTCTCATTGATTTTGCACTAAACTATTTTGTATTCAAAGAACCAATTGGTAGAGCTGCATTTGCTGCGATTGGTGCTACAATCCTTGGTGTAATTGGAACTGGATTTGGTGGACCTCTTGGTGCGATAATTGGTGGATTCGTTGGCGATGCTGCTGGTAAAAAACTTTATGATATTTTCTTCTCTGGCAAGAAACCTGTTGAAATTGAAGATGATCAGAAGGATCAGAAGCAGGATAAATCAGTAAAATCTACTACATCATATTCTCAAGGAAAGCAAGGTAAATTTGATATAAAAAGTAGTAATAATATCGTAAACATTGGTAAGAATCTTGTTAGTAAAGGATTCTCTGTTGCAGAACACCCAGACTTTACTAAGACTCCAACAGCATCTGGTGGAACATATACTCCTGGTGAGGGATCAGTATCTAATGTGCATAGTGGTGATGGTCACTATGAATCTAGAGCAATTGATGTTACTGATTGGAGAGGAACACTTGAAGACTCTAAGGCAAGGTATCGTTCTGTCTTAGATTCGATTTATAACAATGGTAATATGGCAAACGATATGTTACTTATTCATGATAGTTGGGGTGTTGCTGATAAGAGTGGGAAAAATCCACCAGGGAGACATGGACACCCAACTCACATGCACATTGAGGTGAAGGATAAGGGTGGATTCATTGGTAAAGGACTATTCCAAAACAAAGGTGGTATGGAGTTTGTTCTTGATCATGACACCACAAAAGCAGTCGAGGAAACATTCCCTGGATTCTTGAATACGTTTAACAAGGCAGAAGGTAAAGATGCTGTTGATGTTCTCAAACAATATGCATCTTATGATATGCCAGAGATGATCCCAGTTCCTATTCCAGTGCCAATCCAAAATGCAACTGGTAATATGTATGAAAAAGGAAAATCAGCAACTGTTAATATCGTCGTTAAGGGAAAGGAATCATTCAATGATATCCTTTATATGCGTTAAATAGAAGTAAGAGGTAATAAACATGTCAGAGACTAAAGTAACAGGTGCTCAGTCTACTCCTGCTTTTATTGAGAGGTTGGATGTCTTCTCAAATAAGGATCAAAGTAAGACTGTATCCATCGTAAATGGAACAATGCAGTTGATGTATTATGAGAGCCTTCTTCAGGACTCCGTGATGGCAACTGTTACTTTTGCTGATTCAGGAAACTCAATTGATGAAAAGAGTGCCTTGGAAGGTCTTCCTATCGTAGGAACTGAGAAAGTAGAATTTAAAATTAAAGATAATAATGAGGAGGAGATAAATTTTACTTTCTATGTAAATAAAGTAACACCAGTGGAAGATGAAACAACCAAAGGGATAGTTAATTTACATTTGGTATCAAAGGAATATATTCTTAATGATGAAGTCAGAATTAACAAAAGATTTGATGGTAGAGTATCAGAAACAGTCAAAGAAATTTTAACTAACTTTTTAGAGAGTGATAAAAATATTACTGATATTGAAAGCACAACTGAACTGAATGAAATTGCTGGACAATGGAAACCATTTTACACTCTGAATTGGTTATCTAAAAAGTGTGCCCCATCTTCTGTAACACCTGGTAAGACTGCGGGATTTTTCTTCTATGAAACTTCTGAGGGATATCATTTTAGATCAATTGATTCTTTACTGGGACAGGAAAAGAAAAAATCTATTATCTATAATGAGACACCAGATAATAGAGGTCAAAATATTCCAGAGGGATATAATATAAAGGCATTAACATTTTCTAAAGACAACCGTATTGATGTTCAAGAAAAAATGCAGGCAGGATTTCAATCAACACGAATAGTTGTATTTGATCCATACACCTGTAAGTATGAGGTCTTGAATCCCAAAGCAACTGGAGGTGATGGAACAGAAGAATTTCTCACAAAAGCAGGTAAAGAACTTCCAGTTCTTAATCCAGAGTTTAATCGTCAGGGAGAAAACAAACAGTTCTCAAGAACAACGTATGTTGTCAAAGATACTGGAACACTACCATCAGGGAATACTCAGGAACAACTTAGTAAGTCAAAGGACCCAAACTTTAGACCTGAACGGATTACTAATCAGGCAATTATGCGTTATAATCAGTTGTATGCTTCTGAGATTGAAGTTACTATACCAGGAGATTTTTCATTACATGTAGGTGAAGCAATTTATTTTGATGCCCCATCTGCACAAAAGGACACAAAAAATGATGATGTTGACCGTCAAATTGGTGGTCTATATATTATATCGGCATTATGTCATTTAGTTAACGCAAAAGGAACCTATACTAAATTAAACTTAGTAAGAGATTCGTTTGGTAGAACAGGTAAGGAACCACAAAGTGGTAAACCAGCTACCGAAACAAGAATCCCTGGCACACAACCTTCATATCAAAGAACAGTATCAACTGCATCATACGATACGACAACCACTTTCTAAAGACAAACTATGGAAAAGAATATCGAAACTCATATTGAAAAGGATAAAAAGATCCTTGAAGATCCAACCATTTCTCCCCAGATGCGTCGGCACACTGCCGATGAACTAGAGCATCTTGAGCGTTATGCTAAAGAACATGCAAAAGAGATTGAAGCAGGAGATCATCATGACCCTAGCGCATTTGAAATGTATTGTGATGAGAATCCAGAGGCAGATGAGTGTAGGATTTACGAAGATTAATGGAAACATCGGCACTATTTAATCCTGGTTTTTTAGGCACACAATTCATTTGGTGGATCGGCCAAGTTGCCGATGATTCTGAATGGAGAGATAACATCCTGCCTGGAAAATTTGAGGATGCAAATAGTATTCCTGGATGGGGTAGACGATACAAAGTTCGCATCATGGGTGTCCATGATAAAGAAGAAGAGTCTATCCCATCAGATCAATTACCTTGGGCAAGTGTCATGTATCCCATCACCGCTGGTGGTGGACAAGCATCGGCATATCAAACCCCCATGATCCGTCAGGGTAACTTTGTCTTTGGATTCTTTATGGACGGACAGGACCAACAGGTCCCCATTATCATGGGAGTTATGGGCAACAATGCTCAGACTCAAATGGCCACCAACATTGGTAATACTGCTTCTAATTTTAGTGCTACTAGTGGACATTCTCAGGGAAAAATTCCAGCAGGTGCGGCAGCTCCAACAGCTCCAGACGAGGGTTTAGTTACAAAAAAACCTAGTAATAGTGAAACAGCAAGTTTACTAGCACAACCTCCTCCTGGAGTTAAGACTAACAGATTTGGACTAAGACCAGATGTCCCTCTTTCAAAAGTCCCTGGTGGATTAGAGGTTGCGAATAATGCTAGAGAGTCTGTAAGAAATGCAGCACAAGCAGAGGGAAGAACTGCTAGTCGTCAAGAGGTAGAAAATGCTGCACAGCAGGCAGTAGCAGACCACATCAAAAAATTAAGAAGATTACAAGATTCTCCATCAACACCAAGTCAAGGTAATCCAACAAAGGAAAACCCTGATGCGATACATCAACTATCAGTTGCTGATGTAAAACGTGAGACTAAGATTAGAGAATGTAATGTAATAATGAAACCAGACCCTAAGCAATTTGTAACATCAGCAATATCAGCAATTCAAACAGTTATTAATAAATTAACAGAAAAGTTAAATTCATATCTTGCAGCGATATCAAGTTATATTGATGCAGTATCAAGCACAGTTGATAACATACAAAAATTAATTGCTGATGCTGCTTGTGAAATTGCGAAGTATGTTAAGATTATTTTTGATAAGATAATGGAATATGTTTTGAAACAAATGAATAAGGCAATGACATTGGCAGTAGCAGCATTACCCACTCATATGAGAGCAATGTTTGCCGATATAAAGGAGGAAATTGTTGAATTAATTTTATGCTTATATGGAAAGTTAACTGGAAATGTTTGTGGTCAAATTGAATCTGTTTTGGCAGATGCTCTGGATATGGGGGATGCTGAGGAAAAAGCAAGAGAAAATTATGAAAACACAGATGAGGCAGATGATATCAATAGACAACCAAGAGTTCCAATGTGTTATGCTGAAGATGTAGTCGCAACTCTAATTTCTTCAAATCAAACGGAAATTAATGATGCCAACAACAATCTCTTAACTAATGTGAATGAATTTGTAAAAGATATACAAAGTGAACTGGCTGGTGTAAGTGGTAGTATCTCAGATATTCTAAGTCAAGTTTCAGATATTGCTGGAAGTATTAGTGGTGCTCTTTCATTTACTAATATTAGTCTCAATATATTTGGATGTGAACTAGAACCTAATTTAGCAGTATCGGATAAGTATTGTATGGCAAATGGTGGATCTGCTCAACCAGATACTAACTTCCCAAGTTTTGATAATATTGCAACATCAATATCTAATAAAATTGATAGTGCCCCTTCTCTTCCGGAAGTACCATTTGCAGCACCTACTGGGGGGACTGCCGATATTAATCTTTTGACGGATAACTAAATATCTTTACGACAAGTAATAGACAGTTGATAAATCAGTATGTCGTTTAACCTCTTCGGGCCAGCAACTAAATGTGATATCAGGGTTGGATATATTTCAACCACAAGAGGTTATGTGGATGGTATTAGCCGTCTTGAAGCAAACAAGTACGCAAAATTAAATCCAGGAACTCAATTTATTCTCAGAAGAAGAGATAAAATTAAGTTCATGAATATTAATGAGGTTAATAAACTTGAACCAAAGGATTTTATTCCGGCAAATTCTGCCTCAGGTAAAGATGAGTGTGCGGGAATAACAGGTCTTGATATCTACGAGGAAGATGGTTCAATAAGACCAGAGGTATTTGATAATAAAAACCCAGTTGTTGTTTTTTCTGGTGGTGGTGGCATAGGAGCAAAAGCAAATCCAGTAATCGGAAAGGACGGAAGTCTTCTTGCAGTTGATCTTATTGAGGGTGGATGGGGATACGTATATTCACCAATTACTCAATTGATTGATGGAGATGGTATTGGTGCCGGAGCAGTTATTCGATCTATTATGGTTGGAGATCCGGAATATCCAAACTGTAAATTCATTGAGTCTGTACAAACTTTTGAGAATGAAGAGGACTTTGAGGAATATGATCTAGCTACTTGTGCCCCATCACAAATAGTCACCTTTGGTAGCACATTTGATGCAAATGGAAATGAGGTTGGTGAATGGAATCCAAGAGCTTATGCAACCCTTAAAGGAAATCCTATAGAACTTGAGATTAAAAGGTATCAAGACTTTTTAGCATCTTTAAGAGGTGGATCTAGAATTAATCTTCGGGATAACATTATTCGTAATTGGTGGACAACAAGGAAAGAAAAACCATTAAAAGTTACTGCTCTTAACAAAAAATCTAGAACCGTTCATAAAGTAGTTCATCCTGCTTGGGATGATAGTGATGAGAATAATAGACCAAGAAAGGATGAAAATTATATTGATGTTGTCTTCAAAGTTTTTAGTGCGGGTGCTAACAAAAGAAACTTAAGATTTATTTTTGCTTCTGAAGATGGAAAAGAAAAGTTTACTATCAAAGCAGATGATTTTAAAGATAGAAGAGAGTTTGAAGTAACAAAAAAAATAAAGAAAAACTTAAAGTATAATGTTTCCTCAAGTGGTGATATTAAAGACACTGGCAAGGAGGGCAGAGGGGTAGAGCAAGGTTTAGTCGGTTATCTTGGAAAGAGTCCAGGAGAAAGAAATAATAAAAAAAGTGGTAAAGTTATATTTTGCGACTTCAGAAATACTGTAAATGATAATGATGATTTGCAGGTAGAATGTAAACAAGGTAAGTTCACAGCATCAGACAAAGATAAAAGTTTAGGGAGAAGCACCTTTACGCTGACTTATGAATTTGAAGATATTAGAACATATAAAGATTTGAAAGACTCTGCAAAAAAGAGTTTTATGAATCGCAATGCGATTTCTCCTGTACCACCATCAAATGTTCCTGGTAGCGATTTTGCTGGTATTGAGCATACTTTAGAATGGGAGGAAGATTTTCCGTATGATGGGGATTATGTTTTTAGATACCTTGCAGATAATGTTGCTGATGTTTACTTAGATAATGAGTTAATTGGTAGAACAAAGTCATTTAGAGGTTCTCCGGATAAATTAAAAAGATTCGTCACTGCTGGAGTTCATAGAATTCGAGTTGACTTAGAAAATATTCCCCAATTTAAGACGATCTCTAAACAGAGGAAAGAGAAAGAATATATTGAAACAGAGTTTGAAGTTTATGGGCAAGGTTCTCAGAAACATCGTGCGATTAAATTTTCTTTCACGTCTGAGGGTGGAGATCACTCTTTTGTTTTAGATAATTCCCAGAATAATCGAAAAACATATAAGAAAACTATAAAAGTTCTTAGGAACACGGATTACAAAGTTGTTGCTATAGCCGATTCTGCTCCAGAAAAAGTATCTAACAGAAGAGCATATGGGATTGAGTATGAGGGTCTTAATAGTAGAAACAATCCTCTTGGAAAAAGATTGCATGATAATAATAAGACTTTAAAATTACTTGATGGTGACGGTAATGACACTAACTCATCTTTTAGAATTGTGTCTACTTCACCCGGATTGAAGGCACAGTTTTCTGATGACGCATCAAGATTAATTGTCACTGGACAGTCAAAAGGAGACGTTACTCTTAAATTAAGTTGGGATGATGATCCAAATTTTGCCGGAGTAGCAGTTAAGAAAATTAAAATAGGTGATACTCAATGGATTCAAAGTGGTGAAAAAAATAATGTCTCAAGAACGATAAACATCAATAAAATTGTAAATACCGTATCTAATTCGGGAATTGTAGAACAAGGCACCATGCAGACCTTTGCTGTCAGAGAAAAAGAAAGAGGTAATAAACCAAGTAAAATTATTTTTGCCGATTACGTTGGATCTGTCAATGATAATGATGATATGCAGATCAGAGTAAATCGAGGCATCTTTACTCCTACGAATAAAAAAAGAATATCCGGAGTTGGACCACAAGGAAATCAAACTAGAGGCACGTTTGATCTATCTTTTAGGGTCAATATCAAACCAGAACAAAGAGGATCAAACTCTTCCAACTCTGGATTTGAAATGGAAGAAATTTTTAACAGCAAAGAGTTTATCAAGAAAGCAGATAGAAAACTTTGGAGATTAAATCCAAAAGCAGGTAAGGATGGTGATTTCTTGTCGCGTTATGGTGTTCTTCCATTCAATCCAGAGACTAAAAAAGCAACAACAGATGATTTTGATGGCACTCATATTATCAGATGGGAGACTGTAGATTTTCCTATTACTGGTAATTATAATTTTGAGATTATGGCTGATGATTCAGCCACAATCTTTATTGGTAATCGTGCTGGAGGTGGTCAAAAAGCAATTGGAAACAGACTTCGTGAAATTAGTAGTGGCGGTGATGAGGTTATCATTAAAAAACAGGGATTTAGTGCTCCAGGAAGAAGCACTGGAAAAAGTTTTGAAACAGAATTCTTTGAGAAAGGAAAATATAGAATTCGTGTAGAACTCAAACAAGTTAGAGGTAAACCTCTTGCAGAGGGTAATCCCATGGCATTTGCTATGAGGATAAGAACTACCTTTAAAGAAAAAAGAGTTGTATCTTCAAGATCCTGGAATCAAAATCCAATGGGTATTGCTTTAACAATTGATGCTCCATTACCACCTGTTCCACAAGAACCTAAACCAGAGCAAGAAGGTAGGTGTCCTAATAATCCTTTGTGGACAACAAGATTCCCAGGATCTGAGGATAAATGGTTCCCTGTGACTCATCCGGCATGGAGTGCATTTACCAATCGCTATGGTATGTCGCCAGTGCTACCATTAAGCACACCAGATTCTGATAATGGTGGTGAACTTTTTAGAACTTCTTGGGTTATTGAAGCTCCATATGATGGATTCTATGGAATGAAAGGAACTGTTGATAATGGTGGAAGAATTCTTGTTGATGATAGAGTAATTTTAGAGGGTGGAACTAGTTTTAGTGGAAGATCTTTAAAAGGATTTAAAGAAGATTTTCCTGATACTGTTAAATTTCCATTGGAGGAAGGAAAACATACCATTACGGTTGAAGTTATCAATCAAAATACTGAAACTTTTAAAACGGTCAAAAATAAAATATTCAGTACAAAAGATTGGTTGACTGATGTTAAAACAAACGATAAAGAAGGAGAACACCCAATCACCTACATTGGTTTGAACTCTGCGAATAAAAACGTAACCGTAAAGGACACTTCTAGAGAGTTTGGTATAACATATAAAACTGATGCTGATGATTTTGGACTAAAAGTGAAGTCAAGTAAAAGAATTATCTTTGATGATAATGAAAACGATGGTTTTGATACTAACTCCTCTTTTGAAATAAAATCAACATCACCAGGTATTAATGCCAAATTTAATAATGATGGATCAAAGTTAATCGTTACTGGAAAAAAAGAGGGAAATGTAACTCTTAAATTATCTTATAATGATGATCCAGAAGATGATGGAACTGCTATAAAAGAAATTAAACTTGCTGGTAAAACTTGGAGATCCACTAGTGAAAAGGGAGAGACAACTCTTACAGTAGATGTTAGTGGTAGTGGAACCTCATCTCAAAGTGGTGGTAAAATACAAGTATCATCTAATGGAAAGAAAATATCTCTAAGAGATAGTGATGGTAAAGATACAAATACTTCTTTTACTATTATTTCTGGAGATGGTAGATTTTCCAAAGATGGTAGAAAAATTGAAGGTAAAGGTGAAGTTTCAATTAAATTAAATTGGGATGATGATCCTAATGAATTTGGTGTAGCAGTAGAGCAGATTAAAATCAGAGATGTAACTTGGACTCAATCTGGAGAGGAGGGTTCACAAAATAGAACTGTCACTCTTGGGTCATCTAAGTCAAAAGGATTAAAATCTGGTAAAAAAGATGGTGTTAAGTATGTTGGCCCTACTGAACTAGCAACATATAGAAAGGGATTGTTATCACCACTTTTTCAGGACATTAATAATCCAACGGAGGAAATACAAGGTAAAACTTTTATCATGCGTTGGGAGAAAGTTGACTTTCCTGTTGATGGAAGATATGATATCAAAGTAGAGTGTGATGATGTTGCTGAGGTTTTTGTTGAAGGTGAGAGAGTAGCGAGAGCAAGACTTGGAACTGTGAGAGAAAACGGTGAACTCAATACTTATAGAAAATTTAATGCAACTAAAGGTAAAAAAACTGTTGAGATAAGACTTACTAATGCTCGTATTCCAAATACAAGTTTTCAACAAAATCCAACGTATGTTAAGGTTGATATTACAACAAATACTGAAGTTTCGACTGGAAGGAGTAGACCTTGGACAACTAATCCCATTGGAATTTCTGCTGTATTAATTCCACCTCCTTGTCCATTAAAAATCGTTGGAAAAGGTAAGATTTGTCAGGTTTTTGTGGATGATCCGGGAGGTGGATATCCAATTCCCCCGATTGTGAGAGAAGGAGGTTCTGAATATCCAGTTACTCTTGAATTGATTGGCGTTACAATTATAGAAGAGGGTATCAATTATAATTGTGGTGTTGATCAACTTGTAATTGAACCAAATAATGGTGTTAGACTTGAATATGAGTGTGATACCTTTGGTAGAATCACTAAAGTTAATGTCTTACCAGAAACACCCACATCAGGAATAGGAACAATCCCCCCAACATCTCCCCAACTTCCATTTGGAAGAGGATATGATCGAACACCACAAATCAGAATGATTACCGATACTGGAATTAATTTCCAAGCAGTTCCAGTATTTAATGTAGTCAGAGATCCAGTTGATCCTGACATTTTACCAGAGCAAATTTTACAAGTCACAGATCTGGTTGGACTGAAACAAACTGGATATATAAACGGAAGACCATACTATGGTCAGGTCTTCTACAAGAATGGTATTCGTTATGCAGGTGTATATGAAACACCTGGACAACTCATACAGGTTTATGATACACTGAAGGAGAGTATTGATGCTGAGGTTACCACACCTCCATCTGCAATTCTCAGACAGGGTACTGATATTTCTAGCAATGATCCAAGACTTAATATTCCTGGAACCCCTGATAGTTTGTCTTAAATAGTATTATCACATAGGAAATTTAAATGGGATTACCCACCTCACAGAATAAGGTAAATGATAGAATAGGTCGCAATGTTGATGCCAATAATGATGGTGTTATAACAGAGCAGGAAGCCCAATCCTTCAGTAATCAGGCAAACCCGACAGATACTGTTAAGAATAACTATACTGGAATTCGTTATGGAAATGATCATGGATCCATATCATGTGGGCATATCCATAAACCAGGTGATGTAACTGCTGGAGTTTTGCTTCAGGCAAAGGATGGCAGGCATACTTTTTTTATGGATAATGATGGTCAACGAAAGGGTTGGACATCAACAGTTGCTCCTGGAAGTTATCAGGTTAGTTGTGGTGAAGATAATGAAGAAGCACAAGATTCGATGTTCCTTCATGCCTCAAACGGCAATGTGGTTATCCTTGCTACAAACGGTAAACTGAGATTGCAAGCAACTGATATTGAATTAGTTGCTGTCGGTGAGGGTGGATCAAAAGGTAACATTAAAATGGTTGCTACCGAGAACATTAGTATTGATTGTAAAAAATTTTTGGTAAATACAAAAAATTTATATAAAATGGTATCTTCTGGATCCGCAGAACTAATCGCAAACTCACAGATGAAAATATATTCTTCTATTATTCGTGGAGTTAGTGATGGTTGTGCCCTTAAAGATTCAAAAAATAGTTTACAAAGAATTCAAAGAGAAAATCAGGAGCTATAATAATGTCATTTAATTTAGACGATGCCGTAGTAGGAGGACAACTCAAAGTAGGGAGTGGTATTGCCCCTGCTACTGGTGAAGGACCTTTAAAAATTAATGGCTCTGCAATGCTTGAGGGTCCGGTTGTTAGTGGACAACCAACTCATTTCCCAACCCCTTATGCGACACTCAATATTGGACCCCTTACAAACTCAGATTCCCCTCCCGCATTTGCTCCCGGTGCTTTACCACTTGGATTGAGTAATCCATACTCTGCTATAGTTTCTCCAAACTTAGGTGTGATGGGCAACCTCGATGTAAACTTCAGGATTCAAGCAGGAGGAACAGTTTCTGGATTATCTGTATTTGATTACAAAGGTAATGTTTTAGCAGCAAAAAAAGACTTTGATATTCCTCACCCAACTAAAGACGGTTGGAGACTGAGACATGTTGCACCTGAGGCACCATCAGCAGATGTATATGTTAGAGGTAGAGTAACAAATAAAAAAGAAATTGATCTTCCTAATTATTGGAAAGGTCTAGTTGATTGGACTACAATTACCGTCAATCTAACTCCGGTAGGATCTCATCAAGATATAATCGTAAAAAGATTTGATGAAGAAAAGATTTACCTTCAATCAAATGGAGGGCTTCCAGTTGATTGCTTCTATCACATCTATGCTGAAAGAAAAGATTGTGAGAGGAACATATCAGAATACGAAGGCGCATCTCCGGAAGATTATCCCGGAGATAATAGTCAATATTTACAATCAGGAAAAGTTTAAGGAGATTAAATTATGACAAACACACCAGGACAACCGGAAGATTTTGAATTTCCAGGAGAATTTGTTCCGTCACCAAGAAGTAAAGATTGTGACAAACATGCCGGTGGTTGGGGAAAACCAATGACTGACTTTGAATATATTTGGTATGGTAATAAAAGTGAAGATGATTATCCAGATGATGCATGTGATCCGTATTATCATAAGTCTGCACAAATTGATAACCTTCAAGTAAATGCTACATGTGGAAAGGCATCTGTTACTAATTTTGTGGGAGCAACGGTTACTATAAGTGGATTATGCGCTGCAGGATCTTTTAGTTCGCAATCAAAATTATTCGATATTCCTCACCCATCTAAAAAAGATAAAAGACTTCGCCATGGATGTTTAGAAGGTCCAGAGTTAGGTGTATATGTTCGTGGACATTTAAAGGATACTAATGTGATTGAACTGCCAGATTATTGGTCAGATCTCGTTGATCCAGAAAGTATTACCGTTTCACTTACACAAATTGGATCCTCACAAGATTTGATTGTGGATAGCATTGACTGGGGTAGACAGGTTAAAGTGAGGTCGGGGAACGGAACCAATATTAACTGTTACTATATTGTCAATGCCATGCGTAAAGACATACCAGTGTTGGAAGTGGAAGTAGATGCTTGACAAGGACGCCTGACCGTCCTATAATAAGCAGGTAATCAAACGAACCCCCATGCAAGACGAGTACCTAACCCGATGCGTTGTTGACCCCGTTGCCCGTAAGTTTTTCTTGTATTCTAATGAGGGTGAAGAGCGTGTCGTGGATTGTGAAACCGTAGACCAATTTATGTCAGTCCTTGAACTGGTTCGTGATAAGTGTGATGAGGATACACTTGCGTATGCAAACCCACTCTGACCAAAATTAGCTTTTAATTCCAAAAAAGGCGGGAAAAAAATTCCGGCAAAAAATCACCCTATTACCTTTTTTCATGATAATTCACCCACAATCACTTTATAAAGAAATCTTAGAATGCCATGAGTATGAGACCAGAAACCCGACAATCTATGGAAATGCTATTCGCGGCAAGATGGAACATTCCGAAAGCAGCCGAAAATTGTGGACTGACCAAAAAAGAGATGAAGATAACATTTAACGAGTATTGTCGCTTGAATCCACCCACATGGAAAGAAGAAAAACGCTCTATCTCGTTGACATCGGAAACGGAAGATGTATAACTCATGATGGATATATTCAATTAGGGATTATGAGTCATTCTGTTAAAAGACATATTGAACTCAATCCTACAATTGACTGGGTTGAGACATATTGGCTACCTGATGTTTTTATGAACAGATATAAGAGAGCAACATTCCAAGCACATGAGAGAGTATCTGAGGGTAAAATGGGATGTGAGCAATTAGAAGATAAGTGATTTATGGGAGTGTGGTGGAATCGGTAGACACACCAGACTTAAAATCTGTTGAGCATTGTGCTCGTGGGGGTTCAAGTCCCCCCACTCCTATTCCCTAAATAAAATTAGGGTAAAGCACGGACCCATGAAATACCACATAGATACAAAATATGCTTGGTATGATCATCAAGAAGGAAGTGTACTAATATTACTATATTTCATTCAAAATGTTCCTTTCACTTTCGATGAACTTCCAGAAATTGCCAAGTCACATCCAGAGGTTGTAAACTTAGCTGACGATGAAAAAAGGTGGACTCCTGAAGGTCTTTATCGAGCATCTTCATATCTTATGTTAGAGGAGTGTCATCCTATGCTATATGAATTAGAATTAGAAAATCCTGAACTAATGCCGGTGGACTAATTAAAAGGAGATATTATAAGTATATGGTCATTAATCTATGGTATAATCAAAAAATGGAAGAGTGGCGTTGGTCACTTACTGAAACTAGTTTAATGTCACAACATTCTGGGGGTCAAAAAGAACTTCGTGATGCCATGAACGATGTTGCAAAAACAGTTGAATATATACTTGACAACGAGTTAGAGGAAGAGTAATATATAAAGGTGTGAAGGAAGTGCGATAAGGGTGACCTCTATGAGGTTGCCCTTTTTTCTTATGATAAATAATCCATAACAGAACTTATAGTGCTAATAAGATGGGTCTTTCCAGATTAGATAATTTTCTTAAGTCTTCCAGAGGAACGATTCTTTATGTGAATCCTAATGATTTGGATGCGACTGATAGTATAGAAAATCAGGGCAATTCGCTGACACGCCCATTCAAAACTATTCAGCGAGCTCTTCTTGAAGCGTCAAGATTTTCGTATCAAAGAGGGTTGAATAATGATAGATTTGGAAAAACCACAATCTTATTATATCCAGGTGATCATGTTGTAGATAATAGACCAGGATACATTCCGGATGGATTAAATCTTTATAGAACAAGATCAGGTTCAATTACTAATGATCTTCCTCCATATGATCTTACCTCCAATTTAAGTTTAGAATCTCCAGAAAACGAATTATATAAACTTAATAGTATTCATGGTGGTGTAATTGTCCCTCGTGGTACTTCTCTTGTTGGATTAGACCTTCGTAAAACTAAAATTAGACCCAAATACGTTCCGGATCCACAGAACGACAATATTGAAAGATCTGCTCTGTTTAGAATTACTGGTGCCTGCTATTTTTGGCAATTTAGCATGTTTGATGCAGATCCAAATGGTGTTTGCTATAAGGATTATACAAAGAATGAATTTGTTCCTAACTTCTCTCACCACAAACTGACGTGTTTTGAGTATGCAGATGGTACAAATAATGTAAGCATTAGTGATACTTTTCAGACGTACTCTACAAACCGTACTGATCTGGACATGTATTATGAAAAAGTTGGTTTAGTTTACGGACAATCTTCTGGTCGTGCAATTTCACCAGATTATCCAAGTTCGGGACTTGACATTCAACCAAAAATTGATGAGCACCGTATTGTTGGATCAACTGGTGCATCTGTTGGTATTACAAGTATTAAAGCAGGTGATGGCACTACATCATCAACCACAATTACGGTAACCACCTCTACTGCTGTTGATGGATTGGACGTTGATACACCATTCCGTATTACTGGAATCACTGCTAGTGGATATAGTGGACAATTTGTTGTAGCTGAAAAAGTAGATAGCACGAACATTAAATATCAAGTTCAAAATGAACCGGTAAATGCACTTCCATCAGTTACAGGTTCATCTCTGATATTACAATCTGATACTGTTACATCCGCATCTCCATATATCTTTAATATATCATTAAGATCCGTCTTTGGTGTGTGTGGTTTACACGCTGATGGAAACAAGGCGACTGGATTTAAATCCATGGTTGTGGCACAATTCACGGGTATTGGACTTCAGAAAGATGACAATGCATTTGTAAAATATAATTCCACGACAGGTAATTATGAAGATAATACTGTAGCTGGTAATGAAACTCTAAGTACAGATTCAAGAGCAATTTATAAACCAAGTTATAAAAACTACCATATCAAGTGTTCTAATAATTCTGTCATTCAGGCAGTTTCTATTTTTGCTATCGGTTTCTCTGAGCACTTTGTATCTGAGAGTGGTGGTGACCAATCAATTACCAACTCCAACTCCAACTTTGGTGCAAAATCTCTAATTGCAGATGGATTTAGATCGACTGCATTTTCTCAAGATGATGTTGGTTATATCACACATATTATTCCACCAAAAGAAATACCTCTAACCGAAACTTCGATTGAATTTGATTCTATTGATGTTCATAAGACAGGTAGAGTTCCAACCACTGGTATTGGATCTACTGGTAATCTATATCTATATGACAGAACTAACAAGGATGCGCCACCAGAAAACGTAATTGATGGTTTTAGGCTTGGCGCAAGGACAAATGACACTTTGAAAGTTCTCGTATCCTCTGCTGGATCCGTAACTGAGTATGGGGCACGTATTGTGATGCCCAACTCCCAGTCAAGTTCTGAGAAAACATTCCTTGTAAACAGAAGTGCAGCTGGTATTAATAGTATTGGTGTGTTTAGTGATGGTGGGACAACGAATGTTATTACTTTAACTGCAAATCATACTTTCCTAACTGGTGAGACTGTTCGTGTTATTAGTGACACTGGACAATTACCTGATGGTCTTGATCCAAATACAGTTTATCACGCGATTGTAACTGATCTTGGTGCTACTAATCTGAAACTTGCAAAAACATTTAATGATGCTGTAAGTGGAAATGCGATAACCATTAATGAAAAAGGTGGTATTTTAAAAGTTAGTAGTAGAGTTAGTGATAAAAATGCTGGTGATATCGGACACCCAATTCAGTATGATGATACTAATAGTCAATGGTATGTTAAGGTATCAACAGCAACGACTGATAATACAATTTTCCCAATCGTAGTTGGATTTGGATCAACTGGTTTTGGTGTATCGACTCCAAGAACATTCTTTAATAGAAGAAATGATAGTAGAAATTCTGATGATACTCTTTATAGAATGCGATATGTCATTCCTGCATCTTCTGGTGGAACTGTAGCAAGACCTCCCGTCGAAGGATTTGTACTTCAGGAATCAAATACATCTATAGGATCAACAAACGCCGAAGTCACAACATATTTTGGTTCTGGATCTATCTCTAATATCAATCAACAGAGAAACTTTAGATTGATTGCCTCTGGATCATATGATAGTTCGTCTAATTCCGCGAGTTTCGTTACTGAACTTCCGCATGACTTAACTGTTGGATCTCAAGTGCAAATTGTAAATGTAACTAGTGCAAATAATACTACTGGTGCAGGAAATTCTGGATTTAACCATACTTCATCTGTTACTGGAATTTCTAGCTCTAAGATGTTTACTGTCGGTCTTGGAACCGATCCTGGTGCATTTAGTAATGATACCTCCACAAGAAACACTTCACTTCCATTCTTTAGAAAGAAAGAGTATGATGACACTCTATATGTTTACAAAGTTGAGGAAGCACAGAAGTATATAAGTGGTGATCAAGATGGTGTTTACTATCTGACTGTTGTAACAGCAAATGAAAAACCAACTGTTGCTCCATTTACAGACGAAAAATATTCTCAACCAGTTAAGTCACTCTTCCCACAAACTCAAAGAGATGATCCTGAATCAGACCCAATGGAGTCTCGTGTTTTTGCAACACCATCTTTGATTGGTGATGTTGTAATTAATGACCCAAGAAAGAGTATTACAAAAGAATCAACAAATAGATATTTTAAAACCAATGAAGTTGGATTTGGTATCACTAATATCACTTCATTCAGTGCAGAATCACATGTTGTTGAGACTGTACTTGATCATGGTTTGAATAAAGTTGTTACTCTTGGTATCACAAGTGCTGGTGCTAGTTATGGTGCTGCTGACTCTACTTTCTATAATGCTACTTTAGTCAGTACAGGTCATACCACAACTGATACAGGTAAACATGCTACTGCCAAGATTACCACTGGTTCAAGTGGTGAAATTACCGCAATCACCGTCATGGATGGTGGTAGTGCATATGGTATTGGTAATTCCATGTTCGTTACTGGTGTTTCCACATATGCTGGATTTAGTTCTGCCATTGTTACTGTTACCAATATCTACAATAATATTGGGGATACTCTGAGAATTAGTGGAGTTAGCTCTGAAGGGTTTGTTGATTATAATCAACTTTATAGAATTGCTGACGTTGTTGTTGGTGCTGCGACCACACTTCTAGTTGCCCCTGCTAAATCTGTTGGTGGATTTACAACCACTGGTATTGGTGCAACTGCTGCTACTGGATCTTTTGGTCAATTAACTGGAGAGGCAGTATCAGTTAACACTCTAGTATACAATAATGATGTTGGAATTGCGACTTTGGCCACTGCTGGTCAGAAGCACGTATTTGCTACTGGACAAAGAGTAAAGGTTACTGGAGCAACAAATGCTCGATACAATGGATCATTTGTTGTATCTAAAGTTAATTCATTAACAGAGTTTGAGGTAAAGGTTGGTGTTGCGACTGATATACTTACTGAGAGCTCCTCATCAATATTCGCATTTCATGAAGGATTGTCTGCTAATGATGGAGTTATCACTACAGACAGTGAAAATATAAATGGTAGAATGATTCCTACTTATGCTGGAATCACCACTACTCTATCTTCAGCAGTCATTAACTCTACGACTGATGAGTTAAGCATAACTCAAATTAGTACACTTGATGTTAAGATTGGTGATTTCCTTTTAGTTGATGATGAAATTGTTAGAGTTAAAACAACTGTATCTGGAAATCCAATCAATGTTTTCCGTGGTGTTCTTGGAACAAGACCAACTACGCACGTTATCAACAGTGTAATCAGAAGAATTGAAGTTAATCCAATTGAACTTAGAAGACATTCTATCAACAGAGCATCTGGACATACATTTGAATATGTTGGATATGGTCCTGGTAACTACTCTACTGCTCTTCCAGATAGACAAGATCGCACCATTTC